CACACCATGAACGCCGCTGTGTCAGATCGACGCTGTAGCGCGCGTCAGTTCGGCGTGCCGCTTGCTTCACCTGCCGCATATCCATGCTCCTATCTATAGCCGCCGTCAACCGCCGGCGTTGCGTATGACCGCGTGCGGAATTGCACCGCTGTACTTGGCGCGGGGATTGTCTTCCAAAGTTACTCTCCTACCCACAATTCGCTGCACGGCACGCGCGGACAATTGATGTGGCGAGGTCGGCGGCGCTGGCGCCGCGCTGGTACATGGACATAAAGTGCGCCAGCGCCTCGACCAGCGCGTAGCGTCCGGCTTCGTTTTCGCCCGCAGCGAACAGGCGGCGGGCTTCGGTCGTCAGGTCTGCGGTCGCGTTCATGGGTTTTTCCTTGTATGGGGGCGACTCGATGCCGCCCCCGGCTGACGCTTAGAGTTCGGTCAGGTCGGCTACGTTGAGCCACATGATCGCCGTCGCCCCGGCGAACTCTGTGTAGGCGACGCGCGCGTAGGCGTCGCCCCAACTGTCTGGGGTGGCGTCGCAATCGACCACCCTCCCCGTAAACACCAAGCTCTCGCGCTGACCATTGGCGCGATTGCGCCGAACCGACACGAAAGTGACATGAGCGCCAATGGGCAGCGCGCCAATGGGCAGCGCGAAACTCGTTGCGCGGGTGATTTGGAGGTGTACCCCAAAGATATTTAATGTCATAATGTAATCTCCTTGGTTATTTGCGCGTCCGGTGTTTCAGTCACCGGACGCGCGGTTTTGTTGCCTGTGAATAAAAGAAGTATAGCAGATTGTATTCGTTGTGTCAATGCCGAAAATTATATGTTCCCAAGCTGCGCATCTGGAAAAGTTTACCAGATGCGCCCAGCAACTGCGCAATCAGCGGTCGGTCTCGACTGGGGCGACCAAGCGTAAAAACGCGCCGAACGTGATCCAGCGCGCATCGACGCCGGTTTCTTCGAAATACAGCATTGCGCGGTCGGCGTTGGCGAGCAGCTGGCTCACGCGCGGCTGCGAGATGCCGAGCTGCTTGGCAATCGCGCGCTGCGATTGGTTGTCCGACCCGGCGCTATGATCGGACTCGCGGCGCAAATCGGCAGACGCGACCAGCGCGTCGTATTCGCGCCGTGTCAGGCACGCGCGACCATAGCGCCGGACGCGCCAATGCATCCACATGGCGCGCTGAATCCGCTCCAGCGCAATGCTCTCGAGGCTGGTCTTTGGCGCGCCATAGTAGCAGCGCGCCTTGACCTTTTCAGACGATTTATCTCGCGGCAGTCGCGAGTTGGCATTTTTGAGCCGATGCCACCAATCCGGCGTCGTGCCTTCCCGTTCCCGATCCTGCCAGTAGCGGCGGCGTTGGAGCGCCGACTTCGCATTGCAGGCCTGGTACTCCGTCGCGCCGCGCTCAAGGTCGATGCCACGCAGCGCGCAGGCTGCGCGAAAGGCTGCGCTCAGTTCCTCGACTTTCATCACGATTTTTGCTCGGCGTATTTTGTGAGCTTCAGCGCGCGCCATTTGCGCGTTGCCGGCTCCAGCAAGCCGAACCAGCGCAGTTCCGCAATCAGCGTTGCGACACGACCGCGCGAACACCTAAAATGATGCGCGATCTCGTCATGCGTCGGCGCGCAAGCATTCGCGGTCGTGTACGTGCGGATGTACGCGAGCACCTTGAAACGCATTTGCGGCTTGCGTTCGGTCATGGCTGCGCGCGCTCTAGCAGCAGTTCGCGGCGCGCGCGCTGGACAGTCTTATACCCACGACCATCAGCGACGGCGAAGATGTCCAAAGTGTAGCGTCGGCAGATGTCCTCAGCCGTCATCAGCATGATGCCGTTGGGCTGCGCGCGCAGCCACAGCAGCACCGCGGCTTTATCGAGGTCGGGGACGGACTGTCCAGTGTCCTCGATGTCGCTTGCGTCCTTTTGAGGGACGACGGACGCGACATGCGCGGGGACTTGCGGGACTGAGAGGACGCGCGGACTATCGGGGACAAGCAAGGACTGTCCTTCGTCGGCGTATAATTGACCTGCCACTGAATCCGACCATTTGCCTGCCGTCGTCACGCCGGCGCCGAGCGCAAGTGCGGCTTGCAGCAGCGCCTTGCGCATGACAGATGATGATTCACGCATCCATCGTTTTTCGGTGTCCTCGCGCTGCAAGACGATCTTTCCCATTGCCAGCTTGATCAGGATTTCGCCAGTTAACCAGCCGGCAAGCGGGATCGTGACGCCTATCGGTATCACGATGAACAACGCGGCTTGGTAGGCAGCGGGCAGCACGCCAAATTGGGATAGCAGCGCCTCGAAATTCAGACTCGAGACATCCGCAGCGGCACTACGTTCGATCACCATCATGAAGCCGCCGATCACGTTGACCAATGTTGCCATGCTGAGCAGGACGCCAAGCAGCAGGATCGTCAGCCAAGTACGATAGCCGGCTTCGCGGAACGCCGCGACGCCGATCACGCCGAGTTCGAACCCAACTGGCGCAACCCACCCCCAGCCCGGCGTGATCAAATCGAGTATGTGCGCCGTGTGCGGCGCGGACAAAAGGTAGAATGCCAACGCCATGACAATGACCGCCAGCGGCAGCAATCGGACGACGGACTGTTCTAGACGCATCCGACGCATGGATTGCCGTTCCCAGACGACGCGCGCGTCGGTCTCGATCCGCGCGATGTCCACCTGTGCGGACAAATCTTTGATTGTGATCGTCGTCATGATACCGTGTCCTCGCTGGCTGCGGCACTTGCGCAAGTGCTTGCCGCCCGCATCTTCTGTGTCGCCTGCGCGCGCAGATATTTGCGCTCGCTGTAGCTCGGCACGAGCGACTGCGTAAATGCCTCATCCTCGTCGGACACTGCGGCAGCCATGAGCCGGAGCGCCCGCGCGATGGCGCGCAACGCTGCGGCGTGCTCGACGATATCTTCCGGTTGGTAGCCGCCGTTTTCGAACAGCCGCGCCTTTGCCAGCTGCAGGTCGCCTGGCGGCTTGGCGGCAGCTTGTGCGCGGAATTCAGCGGCGAGGCGGCGTGCGGATGCCAACTGCGCCGCGCGCGCGGCGGGCATACGCACGTAGATGGTCGATGACACGCTCGGTTCGGGCGCGGGCGGCGCGAAAAGCGGCAGCAACGCCGCGACGAGATCAGCCGGATGCGCGTCGGCAAGTGGAATCCGCTGCGGCGCGGCGCTCATGCTGCACCGCCCGACTGCGCACGCGCCGACGCGAGCGCGCGTTCGATTTCCCACGGCTCGAACGTGTCAGCTTCGATACGTTCGCGTGTGGCGCGTTCGCCGAACTCCAATACAAGCGCATTAACAAGTTCGCGTTCGCAAACGCGCCGCCAGCGTTCGCAGACCACAGCGTCCATCACTTCGTCCGCGTCGTCCTGCGCGCGGTATATTGCTTCGAAATCGACTTGTCCGCGTCGGCACGCTGCCCACGCGATCGTCAGGTTCAGCGCCGCGCGATCCACGTCGGCGCGGACGCCGTATTGCGTCGCCTCGTCCATATATCCGCGCAACGTGGATTTATGGTTGGTCAGCATCTCGGCAAATTCATTTGCCAAAATCATAGCGTTCCCTTTCATAGCGCAGGACGACGCATTCACGCGGCGGCGCGGCATTGCGCATTTTCAACAGGTGCAGTTCGCTGTTTCCCGCCGGACGCCCGCGCCCCGCATGATAGTACACGTCATTGTATAAGCCCAAGACAAGCTGCGCGTCCCGGCGAACCGCCGAAGAATCCGCAAGGTCGTGCATCAGCGGACGCTTGTCGCCGCGATTGCGCGGCTCGTCCTTATACTGATGAGTGACCACCAGCGGCGGCGCGCCGATTTGCTCGTCTTTCGCAATCGCGGTCAGAGCCGCCGAAATTTCGGCAACCTCTGACCGCTTGCCGTCCGGATAGGTGCGACTGTCACCGGACATCTTCCAAAGTCCATCGACGTACACGACCCCCACCTCCGCCTCGAGGTTCAGCGCCAACAAGCGCATCCGCAAATCAGACGGTCTAAGCAGCGTGCTCGTGTCGATGCGCAGCGGCATAGACCGCAGGCGATCATACGACGCCTTGATTAGCTCAAGTTCGTCCAGTCCGACCGCGCGCGCGCGCAGCTTTTTGCGACTGATACCCGTATCAATCGCCACCAGCGCTGCCAACACCTCCGCCATGTCCATCTCGATACTAAATAATGTGACCGGAAAGCCGCGCGCAAGCTGGCTCGAAATCATCGACAGCATCAGTGTCGTCTTGCCCATACCGCTGTCGCCAGCGAGGATCGCCACTTCGCCATGCGCGAAGCCGCCGATCATCCCGTCCAGCGCGGGTATCGTCGTCGGTATGAGCGGCAGCGCGCCGCCGGACTGGACGAATTCGATGTCCTCGATCAAGACTCGCAACCCCTCTTCGACCGTCTGCTGCCGACCGCGCACGTCAGCCGCCCGTGCCACTTCACGACACGCAGCGGTTGTCACCTCCGCCAGCGACAGCCGATCATCCTTTGCGCTGCCGATCACCACCTCGCACGCCCGAATCAGCCGGACGCGCTGCGCCGCTTCGCGCACGATTTCAGCCCACGCCGATGCGCTGGCAGGCGTGGATCGACAGTACGACTCGAAACTTGCCAATACAAAATCGATTGCATCCGTATCGACTGGACAAGCCGGTTGTGCCAACAACACGTTAGCGACTGAGATCAGGTCAACCGGCATCCGCGCGCACGTCACCCTCTCGAATGCGTACCAGATCATGCCGTGCCAAAAATCGCTAAAATCGCCCGCCTGCACGATTTGCGCCGCGCGCGGGTACTGCGTCGCGTCGAGGAACACCGCGCCGATCAGCGCTTTTTCCACGTCCGGCTTTGCCAGCGCACGCACTTCCGGCGGCTGACGATTGACATCGGTCACACGCGGATCGCTGATCCGCGGACGACGTTCGACAACTGTCAATTTCGGCGCGTTCATCGGTCACCTCCTCGCTGCTCGCGCGATCCCTGAATGTATGTCAACGATTTGGCATACGATTTGTCATACGCCACTGCCGCCGTCAGCGCGTCGAATGCCGCCCAATCCTCGTCGCTGACGGTTGTATCGCTGACGGTTGTATCGCTGACGGTTGTATCGCTGACGGTTGTATCGCTGACGATTGCAGGCGCGGACGCATATGACGGCTGCACCGCCAACCATGCGCCGATGTTGTCAGCCATGTATACAAATGGCACGACTTTTGCGTGCCAAAAATCTTGTGAAGCAAGCTGCCGCGTGTAGCGGGCGATCTGCTCTTCGGTAATCCCACGCTGGGCGAGTGTGTCGGCTGCGGCGCGAATCGTCTTGTTCGCATACGGCGAACGCACAGGGGCGCCGCCGGGCAGCGCGTCGAGCCACGCTTTGATCAGCAGCGGTATCGCCGGTTTGCTTGCAGCTTCATTTTTTTTCTTTGAATGCGCAGGTGCAGCGTCCGCTTTAGCGGACTGATCTTCTTTGATCTCTTTTTGTGTTTGTATATGGGTTTGTTTGGGTAAACGGCGTTTACCAGCGCTAGTAAACGCCGTTAACCGGGTTTCGTCTGACTGGTAAACGCCGTTTACCAGCGCTAGTAAACGGCGTTTACCAGTTCCGGCACGGGATTCGAGGATTTGCCAGCGTGGTTCGCTGGTCGGTATGCGCCAGTTTTGACCACTCGCAGTTGGCGAACCAAAGCGTTCCACGAAACCGAGTTCAACGAGGCTGTTCAGCGCCTTGACGATCGATGGTCGTGAGAGGCCGCAGCCTCCAAAAGCCATACCGTTTTTCGAGACGTAACCTTTTTCGTACATGCTGAGGCTGATCTTGGCAGTGCGCGCGTCAATGCGATCCTGCCAACCGAAAATATGCCTGACGGTAAACATCAGGACGCGCAGCTCCGGCTCGGTCAAATAAGCCATAGCACGATCGACATAGACATTCGGATATTGGAACGAGTTTGGTAGATGGCTGGTCATCGCCGACCTTTCACTCCAGACAGGCTCACGATCTCACGCGCGTGCGGCAATTCACAAACGTTGACTTCAACACGTGGATTCAGCTTGTCGTCGAGACGGTACAAATGCAGTTCGACGATCTGCGAGTCGTCGTTGTAGATCATACCTTGCATAACGTCCAGCGTCGCTTTCACGCGATTGTCGAGATCGCCGGTTCGCCGCGGACGGTAGATCCGCAGCGTGACCGATAAATCGCCGCTCAGCGTCTTGTCGATAAAACCGGCGATCTCGAGCTGCGCCTTCGATTCAAACGACAAGTACTCTGTGGTCTTGTATTTTCTGCCGTTCGCGCCGTTCGACCACAGTCGATTGGCCGAAGGCGGATAGGGCAACGTGATCGTGATTTGCTTCGACATTTCGATCCTCCGCGTCGGTCGCTGACGGGCAGCGACCGGCAGCGTCACCAACGCGCCCGATGCTGTCCAGAGCTTCACCCATCCAGTTTCAAAATGCTGGTCCATGTTCTTTTTCCCTATTTGACCATCAACGCTGTTGAAATCCGCGCTGCTCCCACTCGTGGCGGATGAACTCCAATGCGGACGCCAAGTCTTCCGCTTCGCCCTCCGCGACCAGCGCGCCGCCGGACGCATACATGCGGATCGCGCGCCGTCCATCCGGCAGCGTCATGATGCTTTCGTGACGGCCATCCAACAGCGTGGCGTGGTCGAGCGCCGCCGCTGCATCCACGCGGCTCATTTGCCGTAAGCGTCTCATTTTGCCTCCTTATCGAGCGCCACGAGGGGCGCGCCGATGCACATCAGCGCACACGCTTAATCTGGATGCGCACGTAGTCGGGCGCAGCGGCGTTGGGGATTCCTTTGCTCAGGAGCAAGTCGCCGCTGCCGTCGAAGCGCGTGCTGTCGGCGACTTGCTCGTAGCCGGCGCGGTATGCAAGCCAGCCCGCTTGGGCGCGCGCCAGATTCCACGCGCTGACAAAGGATAGGCGTTCGCCAAGAGAGCTGTCCGTCGCGCCAAGAACTTGAACGTGCAGCGAGTAGATCGACATCAGTTCGCGCTCACAGTCGCGGCATCGATCCAAACGCGCAGGACAAGCTCGGACTGTGCGTATGGTCGGCGCAGAAACTTGCGCACGCGCTGGGGCAAACGACTGGCGGGCGGGAACAGCAGGCGCGAAATCGTCCAGACGCCAAAGATGTCGCGCTCGGCGGTATAGCCTTCGCGCTCCCAGTCCGCGACATAATCCAGCAGCATGACCTCGATGATCGATCGCCGGTCGCTTTCGGCTTTTACAATATCTTCAGCGGCGACATTCTCACCAACGCGGATGACCATTTGGTAGCGTTTGCGCGCGCAGGGGGCGGACAACGCTGCCGTTTCGGAAAGTGGAAACGAGCGGACGGGCATTATTCGATCCCCTTTACAAATTGCCGAGGTGGTATCTCTTTCAACAGTTCTTTTACGCAGTCTTCGCGCGCCTGAATGAGTCGGATTCGGATAATCGCCAACTGGGCATCATCTGCCAAGTCTTCAAGCGCCTCCACCGCGATATCGATATGGTTGCGCGCACGGATTATCCGCGCCTCGCGGTCAGATTGCGACGCTGGCAGCACGTCAGCGACGGCGTGCGCGGTCGGAATTGACGGCGGCTCGTCACGGAGGTGGACGACGTTCGCGCTGCCGTTGGGGACGAGCGACGGCGGTTCGGGCTTCGCGTCACGGAGGTGGACGACGTTCGCGCTGCCGTTGGGGACGAGCGACGGCGGTTCGGGCTTCGCGTCACGGTCGGCGCGGCGCTGCCGCTCGGCTGTGGCTGAGGCTTGCAGGTACGCGCGGTGCGGGTGGGTCGGCTCGCAGAACCAAATCATCGGTGTATCGACGCCGTTGAAGCCGAGATTGGCTGACGCGCCGGGTTGAATGTCCATGCCGGAGTCGAGGACGACGAAGCCGATGGCTGACAGTGACGCGACGGCGATTTCCAACTGCGGATTTTTTTTCGTGGTGTCAAATATGGACATCGAGACGCTGTATGTTCCGGCGTTGCCATTCCGTTCATGCCGAACACACCAATTTATGTTCCCGATACCGCGCGTTTTGAGATAATTGCGCATCGACTTGCCGTCGATTTCGGCGATTTCGGCGATTTCGGCGATGGTCGGTTGATCGTCGAAATGCTGCACGTCATCGTCGAAAGGCTGCACGTCATCGTCGAAAGGCGGATCGGCGTAGTCGTTAGCAGGCTGACCAACGTGACCTGTACGAGTCAAGACGAAATCACCCACTTGGATCAGCGTATCGTCCGCTGGCAGCACGACCGCCGCCGGATCGGCGGGGGGTTGCGATGCCGCGCGCGCGGCGGCTTTTTGTGCGTACACCGTGCCGTTGCGCCGCACGAGACGGGGGTGGGGGTCTATCTGGTAAAGTTTTCCAGATGCGACCTGCTCTGCGCGGATTACGGCGACGGTCGGATGGCTGACACCGACGTGCGTGGCGATTTCGCGGTCGGACTTGCTGCCGCCTTGCGGATGCAGCAATGCGGCGCGGATGGCGCGACGCTTATCCTCGTTGCTGCGCTGCAAGCCGTGCGCAGCATTGACGCTGTAGCTGCGCCATTGTGCATCTTCCAACGTGCCGGCATCGACTGAGCAATCGAAGTCCGTCCAGGCGCATCTACGCGCCGCGGCGATACGATGGAAGCCATCGATGAGCCAATAGCTCGTGCCGTCGTAGACCACGCGCGCGGGCGGGAATATGTCACCGCGCGCTAAGGCTTCGGCGTAACCGGCGACTGTCTCTTCGTTCAGCCAGCCCCGCGGCTGCGTGCCGCCATCAAGCCGGACATCGACAATCTTCATGACGTCGCGCTTTCGCGCTTCACGACCGTCACTATTTGCCGAAATTGACGCTCAACGATCATGTCGAATCCATTGCGGTTCATCCAAAAACGAACCGCAGACGGATAGACGTCCAACAACTTGGCCGCGCCCGAGATCGACCCTTCCTGAACGATCAATCTCGGTATGAGCGTTTCTAGCGCTTCGCCGTATTTAATCGCCATGTCTTTTAGCTTCGCCATGTTGCATCCTTTCGTGATTTATTATGATAAGCAAAGCATACACGCGCACGCGCAGCGTGTCAACAGCGAATTGACACACTGGTCCAATTTACTGCAATTAAGGCGTCTCGAAAAAGGCATACCTTATCAAAGGACGATTTTAATTTATACTGATAGATATACATGAGCGAGGGGGAACCTACGTGTGTTTGCTCCTCGCCACTTTTGCACCGCGCGAGGCTCCATGCCTCGCGCGGGCTGGTTGGGCTAAAGGCGGTGCGCAATTGGGCGTCGGATGTTAGACCGACACGCACTTGTCAGGCGATTTGTTTTTCCCGCTAAAATGGACGGATTTAATGCTTTTTCGAGAGGTGGTCATTGTCTGACTTCGATTTTGACCTGACCCCAACCGCGAGTACGGCTGGCGATCCCGACTACCAGACCGCCAGACAATTATCTAGCCCGCTTGTGTACGCACGCCGCGTTGCGCGCCGCGAGTTCGTGTCGGGATTAAAACGTCAGGCGTTGACAGAGTTGATCCCAACGCTGCCGCCGACGGATGTCGATTTGTATGTCGTAGGCAACGGCGCGGGCGCGGAAACAAAACACGGCGTGAACCTGCAGGCGTTCGATTTCGGCAGCTTCATCCCGCATATTGTCGATATTTTGGGCGGCAAAGCGTGCGTCGCTTACATCTCCACGTGGACGATGAATGCACAGCACGCCAAGTCCATGATCGACATGCTTGACGATGGCCGGCTGGCGCGGCTGGCGGTGGTGACGGATACATATTTTAAAACCCGCGAGTCTGCGATGTGCAATCGGCTGATTGACGGCGTTCAACGTCACGCGCCACGCGCACGATTTCTCGCGTTCAAAAATCATGTGAAGTGTATTGCGATTGCCGATTCGACAGGCGACCGAACCTGCGTGATAACGGGTAGCGCGAACCTGAGCGCACAGCCGCGCTGTGAGCAATATGTAATTACGTCGTCGCCGGACGTGTACGCCTTTTTCGTGACCGCGTTTTTCGAAAGGATGTTTGATGGAGGCGCGGAAACGGTCCACAAACGCTGAAGTCGAACTGCGTGTCACGCACATTTACACGCTCCTCGTCAACAGCGCGAAACGGCGCGACATCCTCAACGACGACACGGTGCAGTCCTGGGCGCTGACGCATGACGCCATTGATAATTATCTGCAGAAGGCGACTGATCTGATCAAGCAAGAGTCGAGGTTTGATCGCAGCTACGAACTTGGTAAAGCAATGGCGCGCTTGGATCGAATCTTTGCGAAGTCGATGAAAGTGCAAGATTTCTCGCGCGCGATCCAAGCGGAAAAAGCACGGATCGAACTGTTGGGGCTGAACGCGCCGAGTAGAACGGAATTCAGCGGAAGAGACGGAGGTGCGATTGGATTCAAAATCGATTTCAGCGACCTCACCATCGAACAGCTTGAGGCGCTTGGCCGGAGTCTCGAAGACTGATGTTCGCAGCGAAATCGGACGCGAGTACGCGCGTCGATCCATGTTGGCGTTTACGCAGTTTACGAAACCGGATTACGACGCCAACTGGCATCATGCTGCTTTATGTCGACACTTGGATCGGTTGCTGAGCGGCGACATTCGTCGCTTGTTGGTGTTTATGCCGCCGCGACACGGAAAAAGCGAACTGGTGTCGCGGCGGTTCCCAGCGTACGTGTTGGGCCGACAACCACACGCTGGCATTATTGCGTGTTCTTATGGCGCCGATCTTGCCAGCCGGATGAACCGCGACGTACAGCGAATTATCGGAGCGGACGCCTACGCGGCGTTGTTTCCGCAAACGCGGCTATTCAGCAGCAATGGGCGTTCGGCACAAGCCGCGTACCTGCGAAACTCCGACATTTTCGAGATCGTAAATCGGCGCGGATTTTACCGAAGCGCCGGCGTCGGCGGTGGAATAACGGGTATGGGGTGTGACTTCGGCATCATTGACGATCCGGTAAAAAATAGGAAGGAAGCCAACAGCGCGACGTTTCGAAATGCGCTGTGGGACTGGTATACATCGACGTTTTACACCCGCCTCGAAAAGGATGCGCGAATACTAATTACGCTCACGCGCTGGCACAAGGACGACCTCGCCGGACGATTGTTGGACAGTAGTAATGCGGGTGACTGGACAATATTGAGTCTGCCCGCGATCGCGCTTGACGAACGTCAACCCGACGATCCGCGCATGGCGGGCGAACCGCTATGGATAAATAAATTCGATTTGCCGACGCTGAGCAAGATACGCGAACAAAATTTGTTCGAATGGGAGGCGCTGTACCAACAATCGCCCAAACCAGCTGGCGGCGGGCTATTCGCGACCGCAGCGATTGAGATTGTCGATACGCCGCCTGTGTGCCGAACCGTTGTGCGTTTTTACGATTTGGCAGTCACCGAAGATCGCCGAGCCGATTTCAGCGTCGGGCTCAAGCTCGGCGTGACTGACGACGAACGTATCGTCGTGTTAGATGTCTGGCGCGCTCAAAAAGAGCTACCTGACGTGCACGAGGCAATTGTGCAAAACGCGCGGATCGATGGATACAACGTGGCGATAAGGTTGGAAGCCGAAAAAGCGGGCATTGTCCAATTGCAATTTTTGCTACGCGATAAGCGGATGCGCGCATACGCGATGGACGCAAAAGCTCCATATGGCGACAAGTACACGCGCGCCGCGCCCGTCGCCTCGCGGTGCAGCACAGGTCGCGTCACGTTAGTCCGCGGCGCATGGAATCGCGCCTTCATCGACGAACTTGCCATGTTCCCCGCTGCCGCGCATGACGATCAGGTTGATGCACTCAGCGGCGCGTATTCCATGCTCGCTGGCGATGGAGTGTTGACTCAGTCCAGCGCGCCGGATGCGCTGAGTGCTTACAGAGGGTAGGGGTGACAATGTGGCTTGGTGGAGTCGGATTATGACAGCAGCCCGCGCCGGGATTATGGCATATAATCAAGCCGCGCTCGTCGCGCTTGACGAAAATTGGGACGCCTACGGTGCTCGGCTTTCGCGATACCAGATGTTCGAACATTATTATGCGAACACGGTCTATTCGCGCTTGGCGTTGTCGTCAGCCTCGCACAAGCACCTTGAAAGCTTGTACAAGCACATCCGCGCGATTTACAACCCGGTCAAGCGTCAAAACGATCTCCTCGTCAGCTATGTCTATGGCGGCAGCCTCGACATGGAACACCTGTCTGGCGGCGCGATACCGCTGGTCTTCGACAATAAGGCTTTGCAGGGCGCGCTGCGGAATGTATACACGTGGTCGCGTTGGTCCGAACAAAAGTCTTTGTTCGTGCGGCAGGGCGCGCTATACGGAGATGTAGGTTTGAAGGTGGTCGATGATCGCGCGGCGCAAAAAGTCCGGCTTGAAGTCTTGCACCCTAGCAAGATCAAGGCAGTGGACACCAACAGCGTCGGGGATGTAAAGGCGGTCGTGATCGAATACGAGATCACCGCGCCGCCGTCAGCGTCGGTGTTGCTCCCGGATCGGATGACGTGGACGCCGGATAAGAGCTACACGTATACCGAAATGATCGACGCCCAGCGGTTTCAAACTTTGCGCGACGGCAAACCTTTTGCGTATTATGCCGATGCTAGCGGCGCGCTCGTCAGCGAGTGGTCGAACGAATACGGCTTTGTACCTCTCGTACTGGCGAAGCACGCGGACATGGGGTTCGAGTGGGGCGGCAATGCGTTCCATAGTGCGCTGCGCAAAATCGACGAGATCAACGATAGCGCGTCGATCCTGAATGATCAGGTCCGAAAATCGGTCAACGCGCTTTGGTATTTCGCCGGCGTGCGCGCAAACACCGAACTCGTCGCATCGACTGACGACCGCGACAAAGTGCCAGCGATTTACGGACCCGCCGAAAGTCAGCCGTTCGCCATGGTGTTCCCACTCGACATTCCCGGCGCATCAGCAAATATTCGGGATATGCTGATGGAACTGGAACGCGACATGCCCGAACTGGCATTGCAGCGCGTCCGCGAACAAGGCGGGTCGTTCACCGCGCCGGGCATTCGCGCTGCGTACAGCGACGCGATTGGTCGCATACAAGAGGCGCGCGGCAACTATGACGCGGCATTCGTGCGCGCGCTGCAAATGGCAGTCAGCGTCGGCGGCGTCGGCGGCTATCGTGGCTTCGAGTCGTTCAGCCTCGCTAGTTACGCGAGCGGGGAGATCGACATGCACGTTCTGGATCGTCCGGTAATCGCTGACAGCTTATCGTCGCAAGAGCGCCTGACGGCGCTGGCGTCCGTCAGCGGGCAGCCGCCGCCGATCCAACGCCTGATGTTAAAAGAACTCGCCTACAGCGCAGCGGAGATCGAGGACGTGGTGACGGCGTCACAAGAAGCGGCTGAGGTGGCACAGCGCAACGCCGTGCGCGGCGCTGTCGAGGCGCTGCTAGGCACACCAACGAACGACGAGGAACAAGCCAATGACCAAGCGCAGATACCTTCCGGCGTTGTCGCGCCAACAGCGAACGCAATTACAACAATTGTTGACGGCGCTGCGGGTTGACGCGGTGGGCGCGGCGCAAATCGGCGCGATGCTGAATGCTGCCGCCAACCCCGGCAGCGAGTCGCCAGAGGTCATCCTCCAAACGCTCGAACCTGAACGGCAGGCGGATGCAGTGCTGGCGATGCAAGCCGTTGGCGCGGTGTTCGCGTTGGTGACAGCGCGCGGTCGTGCGCGCCTCGAAGCCTTGTCGGACGACGAGTGGTCGGCGTTGGTCGATGAGTAGACTGACGCAAACGCTGGGGCTGTTGTATCGCATGGCAGACGACGACATACGCACGCTTGCAGACGAAATCTATGCCATGCGCACGCGGTCATGGCAGACGGCGATCACGCTCGAAGCGCGGACCGCGGGCTGTAACCAAGCCGTGCGCAGTCCCGGCGCGGATTCGCGACTGGAACTACGCCGCGCGTCCGACTCGGACGCGGCACAAATCGCGCGCACGCACAACCGCGATCTGGAAAGTCAGATTGAACGCCTCTATGCCGCGAACGCGCGCGGCAATCGACAATACTACTATGCCAACCTAGATACGTGGTCGCGGCAGCGCAGCGCATGGAAACGCACCTCGATTGCGCTGAATACAGCCGTGACGACCTCAGAAGCGGCGCGCCGCGAGTTTCGCAGCCGGAACTATAGCGCATTGCTGCGTTACGTGTTCTCTGGTCCGCCGCCGTCATGCGCGGACTGCTCACGGCGGTTCGCCGCGGGCGTCGTGAATCAGGAATACGTGGATAAATTTCCTTGCCCGCGACACATCAATTGTCCGCATTCGTGGCAAATCGTCAATCGTCCGCGCGTGCCGTGCAGCGAATTGTGGGTAGGAGAGTAACTTTGAAAGACAATCCCCGCGCCAAGTACAGCGGTGCAATTCCGCACGCGGGCATACGCAACGCCGGCGGTTGACGGCGGCTATAGATAGGAGCATGGATATGCGGCAGGTGAAGCAAGCGGCACGCCGAACTGACGCGCGCTACAGCGTCGATCTGACACAGCGGCGTTCATGGTGTGTGGACGAAGCGCCAACGGAGACGCCACCGGAAACAACGGGCGGGCAAGCGGCGATCACGCAAGACACCATGAATCGGATCGCCGGTGAAGCGCGTGACGCCGGACGCAAGACAGCGTTGTCCGATTTGTTGAAGGAATTGAGCGTTGATAACACCGACGAGCTGAAGGCAACGTTGAAGGCGGCGCGCAACCGTGATGACGCCGACAAATCGGAGGTGCAGAAGGCTGCCGACGCGACGCTGAAAGCGACGAAGGAACGCGACGACCTCAAGGCGCAGCTTGACGGCGAACGCGCGGCGCGGCTTGAGGATAAGCGGCACAGCGCCGTCAGCGCGGCAGCGGCGCGGGCGGGCGCGGTCGAGGCTGAGGATGTCGTGGCGTGGTCTAAGGCATACGCTGCTGACGCATACGCTGCCGCGTTGAACGCCGACGGCGCGCCGGATGCCAAGAAGATCGACGCGCTGGTTGCCGATGCGAAACTGGCTCGCGCGCATTTCTTCAAAGCTGGCGGCGTCGGATCACCATCTAACGCGGTCGGCAAAGCGCCGACGGGTGACATGTCGGCAGCACGATTGGAAACAAAAAGGCTGGTTCGGTTTTAGAAAGGATGAAACATGGCAGACATCGTTATGACGGCGACACAGGTCGCAGTTATCTTTCCGGCCAAAGCTGACATCAACGATTACATTGCGACGGAGACGATCACGAAAGGTCAAGCAGTGTATATCCTGACGACGGGCAAGATCGGCGTCGCAGATGCGAACGCCGCGGGCAAGCAGCAGTTTCGCGGCATTGCGCTGAGCGGCGGTGGCGCGGGACAAGGTGTCAGCGTCCTGCACCGTGGACACGTTTTCGGATACACCGTCAGCGGTTTGAACGCGAACGCGCTGGCGTACCTCAGCGACACCGCGGGCGCGCTGGGGGATGGCGTTGGGACGATGACAGTCCCCGTCGGGCGCATCGTCAGCTTGTCCGACAACAGCCTGACGAAGGTCTTATTTATCGATGTCCAGTGGACGACCACGTGGGCGTAGTAGCCAGAGAGGGGAACTGAAAAATGGCACAGCTTTTTGGCGCGATCACGATGGATGATCTGGAAACTACGTACATCGAAAATATCGGACAGCGGCTTGTGTTCGATGCCGCGACGGCATACGTGGCGCAGGCGAACATGGACATGGCTGACGCGCTGCGCGTGTTTGTCGAGGCGGAAATCGAAGTCTGGCAGGAGCGCTACAAGCTGCCCGGCGGCGGACGTCTGCAGCGCCGCGGCGGTTCGGCGCAATCAGGCGCGGTCAAGGCGGGCGGCTCATGGGATGTCGCCTACCCGCTGGAAGATTTCGGCGCACAGATCGTCGGCGATGATGTGACGATGGCATACATGTCGGCGGCGGAGTTGCAGCGTCATGTTGATACAGTGATCATCCAAAATACGAACACCGTCCGGTTCGAGATTCTGAAACGGTTGTTCAACAACACGGCAACCACCTACATCGACCCCCGTCGCGGATCGCTTACGATCCAACCGCTTGCCAACGGCGATTCCGTCGTTTATCCGCCCGTGCTGGGCAGCGAAGCCGATGCGACCGAGAACCACTTCCTCGAATCGGGTTACGCGGCGGCGGCGATCAGCAACACGAACAACCCTTTCGCGACGATCCGCGGCGAGTTAGATGAACATTTCGGTGACATGACGGGCGGCGAAAACATCGTCGCCTTCATTCATCCTGACGAGGCGGCTGAAACCGAGGCGCTGACCAACTTCGATGCGGTCGAAGATCGCTTCATTCGCGTTGGCACCAACACCGATGTGCCTTTCAATCTTCCCGGTGTGCCGGGCAAGATCATCGGCCGTGTGTCGGGCGTTTGGGTGAGCCAGTGGCGCTGGATGCCGTCTGGCTACATCGTTGGCGTCCACCTCGACCAACCGCCGCCGATGCGTATGCGCGTCGATCCGTCCGCGACGGGATTGGGACGTGGCTTGCAGTTGGTCACGACCGATATGGAATCACCGTTCTCGGCGTCACACTGGCGGCATCGGTTCGGCATCGGCGTCGGCAATCGCCTCAACGGCGTCGTAATGGAACTCGGTACCGGCGGAAGCTACAGCATTCCGGCGATCTACTCCTAGCGCGGAGGCCAGCAAAATGGGAAAAACACGCGAACAGCTTTTAGTAGCGCGCGAACTCCAAATCACCAACGCATGGGGCATCGGTGGAACGACGGTCACGCCGTCCGCAGGTGAGATGAATAAACTCGACGGCGTGACGGGATCGCTGGTCGAGGCGCATGAAGTCACCTTTACCGAAACCGCGGGCGCGGCAGTGTACACCGGATCGGTAACCGTGCCGGCGGGCGCGACCATTCTCGACATCGTTGTAAATGGTGTCGCGCTTTGGGACACCACGACATCAGCCACGTTGAAGGTAGGCGACGTGGCTGATGACGACGGGTACTACACGGCGGTGAATCTGAAAGCCACCGATTTACTGGCTGGCGAAAGCCTCTCGTTCGCGTTGGCGGGCGGCAAAGCGGGGGTATACATTGCCAACGCGCAAGTTTCACCGCGTTACGCGGTCGCCGCGCGCACGATTGCCGGCATTGTGACCAGCGTCGGCGCTGCGGGTTCTGCCGGACGCACGCGCATGGTGGTGGTGTTCGCATTGCCGACGGCAGCCGCCGCCGCCACGAAAGTCTAGAAAGGCGACTGATGGCAACTAAAGAATCCATCGCAATTGCGATGGAACGGGTTACGCGGCGCATTTTGGCGGTGTCGCAGGGGTTGACGCTGCGACTTAATGCGCCAGCCTTGCGCTTCGACGATCTGCGCGGGCGCACGGTAGAGGAACAGCATGTTGAAGCGCTGACCAAGCTGGCAGCTTGGCTAGAGGAACTCAGCCTAGCGGCGTCCGCGGCGGTGCTGGCGCGCGACCGTGCCAGTGAAACGACACTGGACGCAGACGTTATGCCGGATGAAGTGCTGCACTACAAAGCGGTCAAGGGTATGAAGAAAGGATAGGCGATGGCGACGCTGACGGTAGCGCAGTTGACAGAGATTCGCGACGGAATCGGTGACACGTGTTCGCCTTACGATGTCTCCGACGTGACGTTGCAAGCCCTATACGACGACGCGGCGCGCGCCAACGGCAGCATCGACTGTGTGAAGGCGTATGCGCTGCGAAGTCGGTATGGCGCTACGGTGAACCTCGTGCCGATTTCTGGCGAACTTGGAAACATCCAAGTCAACCAGAAGCATACGCAGATCAAGGAACTGATGGACTTCTGGGCGGGCATTTGCGGGATCGGCGGCGCGGGCGGGTTGACGGCGGGCGCGATTGACTTGGGACTGGACGAACCTTGTCCAGACGGGATGGATTGCTATGATCCGGACTGATGTAATTGTCCAATCCAAGCGGCTCGATGTGTTGGCGACGCTGTTCAAAGACGCGCGCGAAACGACGTTGGCGGCGGGGCGCGATGTATTCGACGCCGAACGCGCCGAATTGCTGAACGAATTGGCGCATGAACCTGGTCCGGTCAAACGCCCGATCCAGTGGACGAGTGAAAAGCAGCGGCGCGCGGTCATGGCAAAGCTGCGCAAGCAAGGAAACATACCGTACCAGCGCACGCAGCGCTTGTCGAAGTCGTGGTTCATCCGGCTCGATGAGCAGCGCAACGGCTTCGCCATGACGATTGCCAACAGCGTGAAATACGCGCCGTATGTCGTAGGCAATATTAGACGCGGATCGGGTCCCGATCCGCAGCAGCGGTTTCACAAAAATACGGGTTGGTTTCCGGTCGCGCTGACGATTGATTTCTGGTTGGAGTCGTACACCGAAGCGTTCACCACGCGCTTTACGACGCTGATCCGCGATGCAGCGAAGAAAGGGTGACGAATGTCAGTCCCAACTGTAGCGCAACAACGCACGCGGATCGAAGCATTGTGCGCGCTGCTCCCGACGGTCACGCCGCTCGTGTTCGTCCGCGTCGTGACGGGGAGCAATTGCGGCATCGCTGATGGCACGTTCCCGGCGGTCGAAGTCCGTGCGCGCGGCGCGCGGCGCGAACGGATTTCGACCGGCACGCTGCTGAAGGTGACGCGCGACTGGGAATTGTGGCTGTTTGTGTCTGAAGTCTGCGATTCGACCGATGTAGACGAGCAGCGCACGGCAATTGAAGCGTGCGACCCGTACCTCGAAAGCGTGCCGGACTTCTTCGAGGCACGCACGCGACTCGAAGACGAGGACGACAATGGCATCGCCTACGGCACGACGGTTATGCAGGACACCGGCGCCGTTCTCACGCCGTACGGAGTACGAGTTTATTCGATGGTGCGCTATATTTTTAGCACCATCCTCGTGAAATCAGTTTCAAGGAGTCCTTAATGTCCGTGAAGGGCAATGTCGCCGCATTTACATATTTGCAAGTGTGGCGCGCGTATCAAGGCAGAGCCTACGGGGATGTTGCCGATCCCGAAAATGTCGCAGCAGGAACAACCACGCACGCTTACCTCGTGCGCGACGGGATCACGGCTAGCATTCCGCAGGTGCAGCGCGAGATCGCATCGTTTCGCGGGGGCGGTCGACTGCTGGGGACGATGCAGTTGGGCGTCAGCGACATTGGCGCATTCGACGTCGGTCTGGCGACCTACGACGCCAAGCTGCGCGCGTTGGTCAACGGTTCGAACGTTGATACCACATCGATCACGAACGTGACGATTTCAGGGACGAATGTCATGCGCGCGGACACCCCAGCAATCGGCATGATGCTGTCCACGCGCTTTCAATCGCGCTCGGCGGGAACAGACGGGGACAATCTTTGGATGACCCTGTTGTTCCCAGCCGGACAGGGCGATGTGATGACGCCTGCATTGTCGCAAGACGGAGGCGTAAACCCGTCAGCGTCGATGCTTCGCTTTACCCCGTCGCTGACGAACAAGTTCCCGACCGGGATCGCGCTCGGCACAAACCAGGCTTTCGAGGATAATCGCGCGGAAATGCTTGTGCTAGTGAGCGCCCACCCCATGGCGCTCACGTCGTTCGTCGCCGACGGAATTTTGACGCAATACATATTGGGCTATCGCCCGAAATATTCGACGGTGACCTCGGGTATCACCAATCATCAGATCGCCAAAAATAGCGTGGCGGCAGCGCCAACGTCGATCAACACGACGACGGGTGTCGTTGTCATTTTGGCGGGGGCGTCGGCGGACGTCCACATCGCGCTGTATCAAACCGGATTTGTCGCTATTTAAGTTAAGGGAGCGTGACAAGGATGAAGAATCGGATCGGACGCTATGCAGCGGACGGAAACGCCGAAACGCGACCGGACGTGGATTTGGCGGGTCAGCCAGTCGTTGCAGGCGCGACGACTGTCCACATCGGTGGCGGGTATTTTGTTGTTCAGCCGTCTTTCGGGGCGTGGGTGGGCGTGATAACCGACCTGAAGCAGCGCTACGGCGGCACGCCCGACGTGGCGGCGGCGGATCGCGACAACACCGAACCGAACGTCGCCGTTGAATTCAACGACCCGCCGCCCAACGCGACTACGCCCGCTGGCGGTCTCTTCTCCGGCGAACCGGCGGACAGCGGGCGGCTTGACGCTGCACCGCTTCCGGCGCAGACGTGGGAAACGGCAGACGACGTACTCGAAGCCGGGTTGACGCTGGATACGAAGCGCCGGCGGCGAGAGTAATGTCACGCCACGAGGCGCTGAACGGCGCGCTAACTTTCGAAATGTCACATGCCTCGATTGGCACGGCGCTGGCTGAGAAACGTTTGTTTGATGCGCTGAAACCGCACGCTGAAGCCAGCGGTGTCGAGAACGCGATTGCGACTGCAGGCAACTTCGCCGCGATGTTGGCAATGACAATCCACATCGACGTGGCGGGCGCGGGCGAAAGCGAACTCAGCACATTATTGCGTTTTTGGAACGCCTGGGGTGATCCATCGTTGGCACTGGACGGCGAACGGTTGTGGGCGTGGCGCTTGCAATTAGGCTACCTGTCGATTGGCGCATGGATGACAGCCACCTCCAACGCGCTGACGGAGATGAAGAAGTACAGCGCGCCGCGCGCACTGCTACCGGATGCGCTGGTGACGGACGCGCCTGATCCGGACTGATTGCGGAGCGCATCAACGCGCGGAAAGCACTCCGCCAACAGCTCGCCGAATACGCCGCGTCAGAACATCAGCATGTAGCAGTCAACCGCGAACCGGCTGACTGGCGCTTCAATTTCGATCCGACGCTTGTTCTTCGTGCAGCCCTCGCCTGGGAACGATCTACCGCCCCGCTGCCAGCGCGCCCAGAAGACTTGGCTGCATACCCAATCGATTGGCTGACCGATGTTCAGTTGATGCTGACCTTACTGAATTTTCAACGCGACGGATTGCGAACTGACGAGTGACGCTTTAGATCGGGTGGGTGATCATGGCAGACGAAGACATTCTCCTACGGGTTGCTGCCGACACCACGCAAGCCAACGCCGCGCTCACCCAACTGCTCGATTCGACGCGCAAGCGTGCGTTGGACGTCGAAACCGCAGCCGAGCGCATGAACGTCGAGTTTTCGCAGATTGCGCGCGTCCGGGCATTCGACGCGCTGACGGCGGGCGCGACCGACGCAATCACCAAAGGCAAGAGTCTCAGCGCGGTACTAGAAAGCGTCAACGAGCAGTTGGCGTTTCTGGGGGCTTCGGACGACGAAATACGCGGGGTTGCCCGCGCGTTGTCGGCGGTTCAGCGCGGCGGCGGTTCAGCGCCCGCGGGTCGAGGCGGCGGTTCGAGAAACGGCGAAGAACGAGTCTTGGGGGTCAACCGCGACCTGGCTGAGTCCTATGGCGATTTGTCTTCGTCGATGGGCGCTTTACGGGCGTTAGTGCCGGGCGTGGCGGGCGAAATCCTGAATTTTGGTGAAGATTTAACGCAGCTTGGGGAATACATCCCCCGCGCGGCGGCAGGTGTGAAGAACTTCGTTGCAGGTTTGAATGCGGCGAGCATTGGATTGCTGGTCGCTAGCGCGGCGCTAGCGGTCGGGGTTGCAGCGTTCAGCGAATCGAACCGGCAGGCGTCGCAAACAGTCAGTATGCTGATCGCTTCGCAAGATCAGTACTATCGAACGATCGTTACAGGTTCGCGCGACCAGCTTGAAGCGGCATTGCTAACGGCACAAACCGAGGTCGAAATCAACCGCGCGCGCATTGCCGAAAACCGCGCCATTTTGACAGCGTTTGAAGAGGAGGTCACTGGCGCTGGTCGCGCCTTCGCTGACCTTTTCGATCTTGGTGGCGCGCAAAAACTTCGTGTTGAAACGCAGAATTTGGAAGCATCGCTGAGCAGTCAGGAATTCCTTGTGCAGCGCTACACCTTGGCGCTCGAAGGCAACCTAACCGCCATCGTCGATGCGGAAGCTGAAGAACGCGAACTTGCCGCCGCGCGCTTGGCATCGGCAAACACGATGATTAGCACTTGGGGGCAACTCGACAGCGCAACGACTGAAAGCGCGCGGGCAATGCTGGACGCCCTCGCGTCTGAACGTGCGCGAACAATATCCTTGATCGCGCAGAATATTGTCACGCGCGAAGCGATGCAGGCGCGCCTCGATGAAATCGACCTGATCCAAAACTTGGTGACCGCTGCGCTGCCGAACATTGCGGCGCGCGCGGCTGAGGCTGCCGCTGTCGAAAAAGAGACGGCGGCGCTACAAGAGATCAAGGACGCGCGCACGGCGGCGGTCGAAGCCGCGCGCGAATACGCCGAACAAATCGGCGATTTGGACGCCCAGCGACTGAGTAAGCGCGTGACCGACGAAATCGAAGCGGCGCGCAAAGAACAGCGGCAGCTTGAAGATTTCATCGCATCCTATTTGGATAAACTTCAGGCCTTTCGCGACAAGGAAGTTGCCGACGCGGTGTCGTTGCAAGCGGACTTGACGGCTGCCGGATCGGACGCCGCTGCCGACCAGTTTGAACTCATCGAAAAGAACAATGCGGATCGTGAAAAGTCGATTGCCGCGCACGAAAAGAAGCTGCGCGACATTCGGCTGAACCTCGCGGATCAGACGCAGGACGCTTTCGCGGATCGTAACTTCGCCGTCGCAAGGCGTGCGATCCGTGACGCGAAGCAAGCGACGGACGCGGAAGTTGAAAACTACAACACGCAAGAAGCGGAACGCGAGAAATCCTTCGAAAAAGAACTGTCAGACCTGCGCGCGAACCTCTCGAAAGAACAGCAGGAGTTGATCGCAGCCTACAACACGCGTCGCGCCGACGCACAAGCGGCGCTGCAACGCGAACAGTCCGACGCGATCAACGGTTACGCACTGCGCCGTCAGCGCGAGGAACAGGATCGTCAGTACCGCTACGCTCAGGAAAACGGCGCTTGGCAGACGCGCGTCGGGCAGTTGCAAGGTCACCTTAACAGACTCGAAACACAGTATTCGCTGCACGAGTTGGGCAAGTTTGCAATCGAATCGAACGCGCAGAGCCAGTCGCTCACACGCTGGAATGCGTGGCGCGAGTCGTTTCTCGCAGCAGCAGCGCCGCCGCCACCGATTTTGGTCAACGCGCCACGCGGCTTCGGCGTCAGCGAATTTATGCCCGGCGCGCAGCGCGGGGGCGGGGGGATGAGTATCGATTTGCGAGGCGCAACGTTTACCGCTGCCGATCCTGTCGAGTTGGCGGCGCTCGTTGAACAACGCGTCGTTCGCGGCATGATCGCGGGCGCAAGGAGAATGGTATGACGGCTCCCGCGATCGCAGTCGGACACGCTGTCGCTGTGCCGACTCCGTTGTTCCAACTAAGCGGCAGCCTTTTTGCGCGATATGAAAAAGATGTACCGAACGATTTCAGACAGGACAGCGAGATCGATGGCAGCCTCGCGCGCGTCAACGTGGGTCTGCCGACGATCTTCTGGCGACTGATGTTGTCTCAGCGCGAATGGGATTGGCTAAAATCGAACGTCTTCACGGCGGACATGGCGCTGCTGACGATCCGCTCGCGTAACTATGCAAAAGCGGCGCTACCGTGGGAGCGATACAGCGTTTACGGCTACTGGGTGGATTTGGGCAGCGGATCGGATGCGCTTTTGATCGCGGGTGGCTTCTGGCAGGTCGAGCTTGTGTTCCGGAACTGCGTCAGCCTGGGGGTTTGAGGATATTTGTGTTATAATGCAAGGATAGAAAAGCGCAGCGCACCCGGTAACGCGGGTGAGCTGCATAGCCAGTGAAAGGTAATTTTCAATGACCGTCTCCGATCATACCCCGATTCCCCCAAATTTCAAGCTGTGTTCGCGTCGCGACGGCTGCGCCAACCCCGACGGTTGCGTGCAACCGCGGTCCGCGTTCTGCCGTGACAAAGCCACGCGCGACGGATTACGTCCGCAGTGCAAGGCATGTATGCGCCGCTACCAAGCTGCGCACGCCGAAAAGACCGCGGCATACCAGCGTAGCTACCGCGCGGCGAACGCCGAAAAGATCGCCGCATACCAGCGTAGCTACCGCGCGGCGAACGCCGAAAAGCTCGCCGCATACCAGCGGAGCTACCAAGCTGCGCACGCCGAAAAGCTGCGGAGCTACCGCGCGGCGAACGCCGAAAAGATCGCGGCATACCAGCGCCGCTACTACGCGGCGAACGCCGAAAAGCTCGCCGCAGCTTTTCGGCGCCTCTACTACGCGAAGAAGCGCCGCTACTACGGCGAACTGAAGCGCCGCGCGCGGTAGCGCGTGCACGCGAATTTTGCTTGGTTGACCCAGCCGCTTGGAGCAGCCGTTTGATTCAAAGCCGCCGATGAGGCGGTTTTTTGTTGGAGGGAAAACGAATGACCGCGATCTCAGCAGGCGATCTAACGATCATGCGCAGCGGCAGCGCTGCAACGCGCTACTACCTGTCGGTCGCGCCGCGCGAGCCGGTGTTTTCGGCGGTCGTCACGGCTGTCGTTCAAGACGCGGTGACAAACGGCATTTACGCGCTTGATTTTGGCTCCGGCGCGGGGACGCTAGCCGCCGCGCTGCCGGGCTACACCATCGATGTCGGCACGGCGGCGGGCGCGAACGACGTCGGCGTGCTGCGCGTTCGGAAGGCGCCAATCGCGGGGAGGATCTACGTTGCAGAGACTGCGCCGGGCGATGCGCGGGTCGAAGTTGGTCAGCACCTGACAGTCCGCCGCGAGCGGCGCGTCTGGCAGCGATTGCCGTACCTGCACGCGGAAGCTGCCGAGTCGGCTTTCGACAATCTGTTCACGATGTTTGTAGATTACGATCTCGCCTACACCAACCAAAACGACGCGATCCAGCCGCACGCCAACATCACCTCCGACGCGGCAGGCAACCCGGCGCGACCGGCGGATTTCGTAGACGCTGGGCAGACGTACCGCACGGTGACGCTGCACGCTGGCACATCGTTGGCGCTGGCAGCGGGCGCAGCCATCGCCGCGTATCTGTGGGACGTGGGCGACGGGACGATCACGGTTGGCAGCACGACGAGCGCCGCCATCAGCGCGCGCTTTCCGGCGGGTTTCCGTTATATTGCGCTCACCGTGACCGACACGAACGGCACGGCGCACACGCGCTATCTGCCAGTGTGGACGCACGATGCCGGCACGCCACCGCTGACGACGTTCGATATCACGCGACTCGAATGGACCGAGGCTGTCGGCGGCTGGGAGTTTGCGTTAGAGTTTTGGGGGGGGGACAGCACCATCACCGACGCGCAGCTACCGCGCGGCACAACATTATGCCTGTGGAAGGTGACGACCTTCGGCGCAACGGCGACGCCTGCGCCCGCGTGCATGGTGAACGCACGCATCGGCTGGCTGACGCGCGATGCGCTGGTGCTGCGCGTCGGTGGTCGCAGTCGCTACATCGTCGAGGTGGGCGGCGTGGCGACGTGGCTGGCGCAATATGCCACGTTTCCACAAGGTCTTACCGGCGTGGCGGGCGTGCCGACGGCGTGGCACGAAATCCAGAAGGACCACTTGTCAGTAGACGTGGCGGTTCACTGGCATTTGCGTGTGTACGCCGTCGGCGTATTGGATCAAGCAAACTTCTACCCATCCGGCGTGACCGACGTGGGACTGACGATTGGCAGCAAAGACGGTTCGGTGTTGTCCACTGTGCGCGATCTGGCGACGTCAGCGCGGTTGTCATCCGTCCGCGCTGACGCGCTCAACGGCTTATGGCTGCGGCGCGACGTGGAATTCCTCGACACCAAAATCGGTTCGCCAACGGACCGCATTGCGCGCGGTACGACTCTCACGTTGGCGAGTGTCGATTGGCGCGATGCCCGCCCGCTCGAATTCGCAACCTCGGCTGTGCGTCCGGTTGGAGTCACGGTTGGCGACGGCGGTGCGGTGTCGGGGGCGGGTGTGCTGGCGCTGGCAGGGCGCGCGCCGGGCCTGACGCCGGGCTACGGCGCGGGGCGCGCTACCATGCCGGGTCAGTACCTGCCCGCGTCAGGCCCGCAAGACGTGTTAAACGCCTTGATCGGAAACTACCACGCCGCGCAGAACTCGACGCGACCTGTGCTGCGGATCGACCTGCTGCACCTGCTCGACGCGATTGAGCCTGCTTGGAATGAGCGGATCGGGCTGCTGTACGGTGAAACGACCATTCGCGGCGGCACGTCGATGCTAGGCGATTTCTACCTCGCACGATCCATCAGCATCAGCTTTGACAAGGCAACGCGGCGCGAGACCGTCGCGTGGTCTTTGGCGCTGGCGACGATCGGCTACGCTGCCGAAATAGTAGACGTGCAAGCGACTACGATAACGCCGCCGCCGGATGTTGTGCCGCCGCACTTTCCGCCTTGGACGCCTGAAACCCTGGGACGCGGTACGGGAACAATCGGCATGTTCACGACGTCGAACCAGATGGCGATCACGCGCAATTTTAGCGCCAGCATCCCGACGTGGTCGCTGACAGTTCTGTCGGCGCTGGCAAATTGGGCGGGCGGTACGCTGCTCGATTTCGCCGTCGATGCTTATTCGCAGCTGTATTTGCGGACGGGGACGGCAGTCAACGGCTGGATCGTGACGACAGCGGGCGTGCAGCGCATCACCGACATTTTCGGGACGCCCGCGCTCGGCACAGCGACCGCGCTGTATGGGTCAAGCCCAGTGCCGATCCGCCAAATCCAATTCGAGCGCGGCGTCCAGAATTGGGGCATCGTCGCCAGTTATCAACCTGCAACGGGCGTGCGCATCGCCTACACGTTGAACGGCACGACGTGGACAGAAGTTGCGATTACGGCGTTCTACGATAACGGTGGCGGGGGGACAAATTCACCCAAGCCCGGCTTGTGGCTCGATCCGCATCGTGCCGGACATGCGCAGGTGACGGCGTTTGCGGCAACCGGCACCTGCACCGGATTGACGAGTGTCGTTTACGAGTCGGTCGATTATGGCGCGTCGTGGGCGGTCAAATCCGGGTGGGATGCGGGCGATTGGCTGGCTGGCAACATCGTCGTGCCGTATCAGGACACGGGCGCGACGACGGTTTATCACGGATGGAGCGTGTGCGTTTCCACGTTTGACCATCGCTTGTACCGCAACGCGACTGACATTTCGCCCGTCGTCGCTGGCACATCCTACGGCGTCGAGGCGCAGGGTTACGGCTGGCGTCGGATGGCGGTCTCCGATGTGGACGCGAACACGCTGGCGCTGGTCGGCGCACAGGACGCGCTGGGAGGCATCTATGGCGTGTTTCGGACGCACAATGCGTCCGCCGGCGCGCCGACGTGGCAAACGCTCATCGCGCCGTCGGCGTCGATGCCGTATCGAGGCGTCTACGTTGGCGATCGCAATCTCGCCTACTTGATTGGCTACAATGGTGCAATCGCGCAGGTAGACGCCTCGAGGGTGAACGACAAAAAAGGCGCGCTGAGTACATCGGGGACGGTGGTGGGGATTTGCGGAGGCTGATATGCCAGACATGACGGCGCTGTACGATGAATTAGCGGTGTTGTTCACCGGACGCAGCGAACGAGGCGGCGCTGACACCGCGGCTACGCCGCGCTTGGCGGGGCGGCTCGGCGTGTCGATTGGCGGCACGTATGTCATCCGACCACCGGACGATCCGACGGTGTACTATGTGCGCTTCGGACCCGAAGGCGGAAACTCGTTCGCGCGGGTGAAACATCGTGATCGGGCGGCGGAAATCCCTGACTTGGAGGTGTGGGTTGGACGCGACGAAAACAACCGGCTGGCGATTTATTCGCCGACGGCGCGGGCGCAAGACTTGATCGCGCACGGCGGCGGGGCGGCGTCCATCGGCACACATGCTCATGATCGCCTATCGCCGATGCCGTACCTGTCCGACGACCGCTTGCGCCTGAAGCTAAACGGCAAGATCGTTGCGGGAACGCTGCGCATCGACGTGCAGCCGGGTCGCTACGACCACAACGGTAAACCCGCTTGGTTTCTCGGTGGATCGGTGGATTTTACCGCGTTGCTGCCGCTCAGCGCGGCGCAGCAGGCGTGGTGTGTTTACGGCGTCGATCCAACCACCGTGCCAGCGAGTCTTGTCGCGCTGAGCGGGTCAAGTCAATCGACGGCGCTGCCGCTGCGCGCTGAACAAATCTTCGCCGTATCGTGGAATTGGAAGCTGCATATCGCTTTCGGCGCGGTCAAGCTGCGCAACGGCGCCGTTGCGCTGACGGAACTCGACTGTGAAGCACTGCAGCATACCGCTGGCGGCGCGAACACGGTTGGCGGCGTCGAAACGCTGATCGATAGCACCGTGACCGTGCCAGCGGGCGCAAGCGCACTGTGGCGCGGCGGCGTCTATGTCAGTTCGGCGCTGCGGGTTGACGGCACATTGAGGATCATTTGAGATGGCAGGGACAATTCAATCGGGCGCGTTCCTCCTGGACAGCGCCGTTATCATCACGCTGGCGAGCGATGTCCTCACGCCGACGCAAGCGACGATCAAGGTGGCGGCGCAATCGGGGACGGCTGACGATCTCGTGACCATCAACACCATTTCCGGCGTAAGCGTGCCGTTTTTGTTGCTGCTGCAAGCCGACGCGGGCGACACCATCACCGTCCGGCGGACGGGCAATATCAAACTGACAAGCGGCGACGACGAAACGCTGACGGGGGATCGCGTGCTGCTGCTGCTGTTCGATGGCACCAACGCGCTTGATGTGACGCCCGCGCCGTTTGCGACTTACAGCACCGCCAACGTCGCCAACCCGCCGACGGACGCGGAACTGGACTCTGCGTTCGGCGCGCCGTCGGTGAACGAGCGCGGGCGCATGTGGCTGCTGAACGACGCGGGCGCGGGTACGAACGAGTACCTCGCGACGACCGACGGCACGAACTGGCTGTATGCGACATTGACGAAGGCTGTTTAGGTAGGGGGGGGTGAATTATGGCGAATGTTTTTTGGGCTGAAGCCACGCCGACGATCACGGCGGGGGCGTATGCCGCTGGCGACGCCATTGGCGGGCTGATTACGCTTGGCGTTGGCGGTTCGCTGCCATCCGGCGTGCTGCAATATGTCGGCTTGGTGGACAAAGCGAAACAGTCCGGCGTGATCGATGTTGTCTTTTTCAACGCAACTTTCACGGCAACAGCAGACAATGCCGCATTCGATCCAACCAATGCCGATCTCGCGGCGGCATGGTTGGCGACGGTGGCGATCACCGCCGCCGACTACAGCAATTACAATGATAATGGCACGGCGTCCGTCAGCGCGGGCGGCGTGCCGTTCGTGACGGCGGGGGCGCTCTATGTGCAGTTGGTGGCGCGCGGCGCGCCGACGTATGCCAGCACGACCGATTTGCTGCTCAAAATCGGGATTTTGTTAGGATGAGCCGGCGCGGCGCAGCGCTGCTGACAGGCACCTGGCGGACGCTGCTCTCCAAACGCGCTGACGGCGGGCTGTATCTCGACCGCTTCACGGGCAGCGCCGACCCACTGACGACGGGCAGCGGGCGCACGGTCACCGGCTCGCGCTGGAAACTACTCGATGGCTATCTGCGCGGTGGAACGCAAGTCGCGTCCGTCGCGTGGGGCAACAGCGAAGTGGTGTATACGGGCTTTGCGCGCGTGGCGGGGCGCACATTGGCAATCGACTTCATCTCCCAAGACAGGGAAACCAGCTTTGCGCTTGGATGGGCGTCGTCAGCGTCGTTTGCCGATCCGCGCACCCAAGGACATGGTTGGGTGAACGACGCGGGCAGTCTTGGCGTCATCACGCCGGGCGTCACGACGGTGATTGATCAGAGTACCTATGCGACTCGCACAACGCAGTACGTCGCTTACATCGTGCTTGGTTCGCGCGGGGCGGCGCTGCTGCTCTCCACGATTGGGACGCAAATTGGGATCGGCATGACGGATCAGGTCGGCATACCACAGTATCCGTTGGCGCGCGTGGTCTGGTGGGAGGACGCCGATACAACGGCAACGCTTTATCCATACTACAGCGCGCTTGGCGATTTGGACGCCTATCCGAACGGACATGCGTCTAACGAACTCGCCATTTACGATGAACCGACGTGGGCGCAAGACGGCGCAATGGCGCATTTCATCGACCGCTTCGACCGCGCCAACAGCACCACGTCGGTGGGCGGGGCATGGACGGCGGTGCGCGGCACGTGGGGGATTTCGACCAATCGCGCCTATGTGCCGACGCCGAGCGGCTTCTCACTCGTTCGGAACAACACCCCCACCCTGTCCGATGGCATGTTCCAATTCGACTTTACCATGCCCGCCAGCGGCACGCGCTTTGGCGGCTTGGCATTTCGCTTCACGGCGACTCACTTTCTATGCGTTGGGACGTTCAGTGGCGGCGGAGACCAAATCGGTATCAACCAATACTCGTTAGCGACCGGAAGTTACGCTAACGTCGTGGTTACATTTGGCGCTTTCACCTTCGCCTATGGAACGACCTATCGCATCACGCTCTGGGCGTATGGAAACAAGTACCTTGTCGCCGTTGACGGCGTTGTATTCGAGGCGGCGAATTGGGCGACGGACGCCAGCAGTTACAACACCACCGGAACAGGCGTCGGCTTCATGACGACGGGCGGCGCGGCGTCAACCCATTTCTGGGACAATCTGGTGATCATGCCGCATACGGTGACGCTGCCCGCAATCTTGCCCGCCCCGCGCATCTTCACCGTAGGGGCAACGTTGGCGTCGGACACGTTCACCGACACCAACGGAACGCGACTGAACGCACACACGCCAACGCTCGGCGGGGCGTGGACGGAACACGCGGGGACATGGACAATCCAGAGCAACACCGTATCCGTAGCGGGCGCAAACCTAACCCCGTTTTTTGCCACGCAAAACGTCGCGGCGGATGTCGAGGCGTCGGTTACGGTTACGCCGCCCGCGTTTGCAGATGGAACTGCCATCATTCGTCAAGGCATCGCTGTGCGCTACATCGATGCCAACAACTATGTTATGGCGCGGCTGTTGATGGTACCCGCACAGCCTTTCAGCGATGAGATCGAGTTGATTTCAGCGAGTTCGGCAACCACCGGTGGGATCAGGCGGAAGATGAACATCCAGAACTACATTCAAGGTTCAACGCCCGTCGTGCTGAAAATTCAAGTACGCGGCGACCTGCTGCATTGCTTTCTCGACGACAAGCCGATCTTGTCGTATGTCATTCCGGCCGATCTTTTGACAGGAACGCGCGTCGGGTTTTATCACGACCGCGATGTGGATGATGCAAACTGTACATTCGATGGTTGGACAGTGAAGGCGCTGACATGAAACAAGTCGTGATTATCGTATGCGCGCTGATGTTCGCTTTTGTGAGCGCAAGCGCAATCGACCCGTCGCAGCACATCTACGGCACGCCGCTCCCCGCCGACGTGAACACGCCGCTGCCGATCCCCCCGCTGCGCGTGTTTGCCATCGGCGTTCGGGATAATCACGAATTGCTGACCAGCGTGGCGTCGTACTGCGAGTTCAACCAGCATTGGCTTGCTGGAATTTTCGCAGAGACAAGCCTCACCCGCATACTGGCGCTGTGCGGCATGTACATCGTCGCTACCAATGCGCCGTACCACGAGGCGGACAATCCTGTTGATGCGCTGGCGTTTGCGCGACAGGCGACGCTGCACTGCGGTACGGTAGTCGTGGCACAGGGTGAGATTTACGGCGCGCTGGGGCTGACGTGGCGGCAAGTGGAGACGACCAATCATACATGGCTAGAGGTTGATGTTGATGGCGCGTGGGAGGTGTTCGACGCGACGGTCAATGTTTGGGTGAACGCGACGACGGCGCGGGCGTGGTGGCAGCCCGATTTTGCGGGCGCATACGACCACGAACGCTATTGTCACGCTTGGGGCTGTTACAACATTCGCCAGTTGAAGGTGAATGTGTTGGCGCGGCTGTATTGGCGCGTTAGCGAGTAAGGCGAACCGGGAGAAGAGGGGTTGAGGATGGAGATTGATCAGTTCGGCGCGTTACTCGTGTCTATGTTTAGCATCGTCGGCGCGCTGGCGGCGCTGATTATCTCACGCAGCAACGTCATCAAGGCTGACGCAAACGCGACCGAAGCGGACGCAAAAATAAAGGCAGCAATCGCAGATCTCGCGCTTAAGAGTAATTCCGAGCGCACGCGCTTGTCAATTTTTGTAGACGAACAGCGCAGAGATAACGATACGTCGCGAGCGCAATGGCAAACCGAAAGCGAGGTATTCGGTAAACGCATCGCTGCAGCGGAAACACGCGCGGCAGCGGCGGAAACACGCGCGGCAGCGGCGGAAACACGTGCAGCGGCGGCAGAGGTGCGCGCCGCAGCAGTCGAGGAACGAGCAGAAAATGCCGAACTGCGCGCAACGAAGGCGGAAGGTGAATCTGAATTGTTCAAGGCGCAAATGCTGCAAATACAGACGGAAGCGCAATCCTTTGTTGCGCGACTTAGCGACGTGGAAGCTGTGCTACGGGATGAGCAGGGGGAAAAGGCGCGTTATATGGCAGACGCGGAACGTGCGCGGGCGGAGAAAGATGCGAGTGAACGAGAACTTGAAATCGCCAAAACTCAGATCGCAGCCATGATAGCGGACCAGGCGGAAGATGCCGCCGCGTTTGACGAACTTGTAACGGCATTCGCGGCGCTGCGTGCGCGGATTACCAGTCTTGAAAACCAACTCAAGCAACGCGAGGGAGACGCAAAATGAACACCCGTAATCGGTTTGGCGCGCTGCTGCTGGCGCTGATCATTGGTGCGCTGGCATTCGCCGCGCCGACGTTCGCACAAGAAGCGACACCGGAGCCGACGGTCACGACGGTCGGCGCGACCATCCCCCTGCCCGACGGCGGGACGATTGTCTCGAATTCAGTCATCAACCTCATCGGCTTGATCGTAATCCTGTTCGCTGCAACGGCTGCCGGACTTGGTATTTTACTGTTTAACTCAGCACCGCGATGGCTGAAGTCGCTAATCGAGAACAATCTCGACTGGATCGCAGCACGCGCCGAGGACGGCTTGGATACTGTCACAAGTCTCTTCGAGGCAACGCCCGATCCAGACGATGAAAAACGGTGGGCGCAAGTGCGCGCCGAAATCGAGACGAACATCGTCCAGAAAATCCTTGACGGCATCCGTGAAATGTCGCAAACGCCAGCGGTGGCGGGAAAAGTTGCAGAGACGAGAGGACTTGATGCTTCTGGCGCTACAGCGGATGCGCGCGCGGCTGTCGAACTAACGCGCGGCTAAACTCCATCGCTGCAGCGCGCACGCAATGTTGGCGCGCGCTGTCAAAACAGACGCTGGAGCTTGGCGATGATGCGTTATGGTTTCGATTTAAGCGTTCCGCGGCCGCTGCGAACGCTGTGCCGATGCGGTCAGCGCGCGACCCGTGGCGTACCGCAAATCGTCTTCGGCGCAAGCTATACCGACTACTATTGCGATGAGTGCTGGCAGCGGCTAATCGATGGAGACGACCCTAGCAGCAGCGATCCGCGCGTGATTGCGGCGTTGATCGCCGCATACGACGAAAGTAAGCGAGGGGAGAAATGATGAGCCACTCTTTGGAATACGCAGCAGCCTATCGAAAGCATTTCCTGGCATTTGGTCGCACGACTAGCTTGCATGTGCATGATAGGACGAGCGCCACAATGATCGCGCTGGCGGGCAATATGAGTACGGGCGCTTTCAATGCAATCGACTACACCGTATCGAATTGGAAAGGGTATGCGCAAGGCGGCTTCGTTGGCGGGCATGGCTTGCCCGCGCGGTGGCGGATCACGCTCAACCAGAACCCGCAGCTGTACATCGACATTGCGCCAGACACGGATGGGAAAGCGTATGTCAATGCGTTCGAACTCGGAGAAACCGTGCACCCAATGCACGCCTATATCTCGCAGACATGGCGCTGGGAAGCGTTGATGCTGTTGATGCGCGTCGAGATCGCGGCGGGGCGTCTGTTCCCCGACTTCGACCCACTACCGACGTCGGCGGCGGAGATGTCGGACTCGCGTTGGGTAAAAAAAACGGCGACCCCCAAATACGGAGACGTAACCAACATACGATGTGTGCCCGCGGTGGTTGGCAACAACCCGATCCTCCGCTTGCTCGGCAAGACGGAGGTTTTCGTGATCCCCTTTGCTTATGAGCACTGGGCGCAAATCGTCCTAGGCGGCGTGCGCGGCTGGATCAGCCAGTCAGCTGTGTTGTTCGCGTGACATGCGCCGAACAAAAATTTGTAGCGACCGGACCATTGTTCTATTAACAGATCTGTCAGTTCGTCGTCCGTCGGCTTTTGGATCATCGCCGGCTTGTCTTGATCGTGCTGGTCAACCTCTACGTCTATCAATGGCTGGCTCATTTTGCTTTTCTCAATCGTGGGTTGCGCGCCCCCGCAATAAGTCCGCTCTGGATGGTTGCCCGTGTCCCTCTCTCTCCGTCCGTTGCCGTGAGCGCGCCCGCGGCGTCCGCCAACGCTTGTTCAACGGTAACCCGGTCCAAATACCCCGCCGCCACAAGCTGCCCCAACTTAAACGCGGCGCGGTTGAGCGCGTTATTTCGCCCCGCCGCCGCCGTTCGGACGCCGGCGCATTCCGCCGCCAGCGCCGCCGCTGCCCATCGACTCGCTTGTTTTATATCGAGATTGGCGGGATGTGTTGCTCGACATGAATTTTGTTTTGCGGTCTTATGTGCAAGCAACCATTCCTGCACAATCGCGCAATTGTCCAGGCGTCGGATCGGCGCGCGATTGTACACGCTGTATGATCCACCTGTCGCGTGCGGCGACGGTGGCGCGACCACGTAGCAGCCTTCGGCGCGTAGTTCGATGTTGCCGACTGTGGTGCCCAGAGCGCGCAGCGTTCGAGGCATTTGCGCCACGCGCCAATAGATATGCATACCTTTTCCAGACCCAGATCGGACTGTCCATGTATCTGCGTATATCGTTTGCGCAAATCGGCTTTGAAATGCCTTCACCGCATCATCGCCATCGAGATCCAGCACAACTAAGTTGTTGCTCACACGACCGCACACGACAGCGATCCCGGTCAGCAGTCCGCGCCGCTGCCACGCCTCTACCAGCGCCACCGTTGCGCGTTCCAGCATGAAAATACGCCAATTTACTGTGGCTACCTTGCCCTTGACAGGGATTACCGACATGCCAGCGCTCAAATAGCACAGCGCCGCATCGACAATTGTTATTTCTCGTGTTGCAATCACGATTGACTCTCCATTCGTACCATGACCGCAGACGCCATATCGCGTTCCAACAGCCGTGCCAGATTTTTTTGCGCCTCGATAATTGCATCCGCTTGTTTCAGTTTCCGCTTCAGCGCCGCGTACTCCCGCGCCAGTTGGTCTGCCAGCGTGCCCGCTTCCCGTTCTCCCCGCCATTTCGCCAGGTGCGAGTAGCACAGCCCCTCCCGTCTCAGCAATTCCCCGATCTTCCCGCGCCGGCAGGCATCCGCCTCGGCGAGAATCTGTAGCTTGTACTCTGCGGTGTGCGTCCGCCGCGTCGCACGCGGCTGCACGTTGCTCACTCGACTGTTGACGGTATCGCTGTCGTCTGCGGTGTGCGTCGCACGCGGCTGCGCGTTGGTGACGAACGCTGGCAGACCGACTGGCGCGTCGGGGTTGATGATCTCCTCAGCATAATATTCCGTGACCAGCGCCCCTTTTTTTGTGTTTGTTTGGGTATAGATGGTCTCCGCCGCATGATATTCCGTGACCAGCGCGCCATCGCGCGGGCGCAAACGCAAGATTGCTGAGAAATCCCCCATGCGACCGTGTAACTCCGCGACCAGCACATCCGCCGCCGCGTAGTTGAGCGATGGCAGGACGATCAGCTTGCCGACCCGGGTGCCATTCTTGCGCCAGAATATGAGCTCGTCCAGCAGGCGGCGGAGCTGCGGCGTGACTGGTTGTTCCAGGTCGAACAGGTCGAACAGGACGCGCACATTTTGCGGGCGTGACGGCGCACTGCCGACCGGCGCGTAGCGTTCGTTTTCGCGTGCGGGTAGGGGGAGCTCGAAGTTGAGGATAACCATTGATGACACCTTCTGCGCCACGAGGGGCGCGAAATGCAGCTGCGAAATGCAGCCGCGCTATTTTGCTTTCTTCGACCGACTACCGCACGCGCGGTTTTGTTGCCTGTGAATAAAAGAAGTATAGCAGATTGTATTCATTGTGTCAATGCCGAAATTATATGTTGCCAAGCTGCGCATCTGGAAAAGTTTACCAGATGCGCCCAGCAACTGCGCAATCAGCGGTCGGTCTCGACTGGTGCGACCAAGCGTAAAAACGCGCCGAACGTGATCCAGCGCGCCTCTTTGCTATAGAGGTGGTATCATGATCACTGTGTTGGCGCTTTTGCTGGGGATGCTGGTCGGCGCTTTGTACGTCGGACTGTATCTGTTGTGGTGTGAGATGCGGCGCGCTACAGAGCGACCGCGCCCGTAAACGAAAATGACCCCCAAGGGGGTCATTTATCTCTCTCAAGCGCTCATCTCGCGTCGCTCTTCCGGCTGTCCAACAGCCGTGCCAGCGTTTTTTGCTCCGCGACAATTGCCTCCGCTTGTCCCAGTTTCCGCTTCAGCGCCGCGTGATCCCGCGCCAGTCGGTCTGCCAGCATGACCACTTCCCGTTCTCCCCGCCATTTCGCCAGTTGCGAGTAGCACAGCCCCTCCCGTCTCAGCAATTCCCCGATCTTCCCGCGTCGGCAGCCTTCTGCGGCTCCGATTTGTCGGCGTCATCACGGTTGCGCGCCGCCTTCAACATTGCCTTCAGCGCGTCGGGGTTATCAACGACCAATCCCTTCAACAAATCGTACAACGCTAACGCTGTCTTGCGTCTGGCGTCACGCGCTTCACCGGCGATCCGATTCATGGTGTCTTGCGTGATCGCCGCTTGCCCGACCGTTGTTTCCGGTGGCGTCTCCGTTGGCGCGTCGTCCACACACCATGAACGCCGCTGTGTCAGATCGACGCTGTAGCGCGCGTCAGTTCGGCGTGCCGCTTGCTTCACCTGCCGCATATCCATGCTCCTATCTATAGC